TCTTTATAGTGTTCATCGCAGAACTGCGCGTGCAGCAGCTAAACAACAAGTTGTTAAAAAAACTTCTAACATTGACACTGAACGGGCGCGTACAGATTTTGCATACTTTTGTGACGTAGTAGGAGATAAGCCGCCAGCAGAACACCATAAACAATGGCACCGCTACCTCTGTACTGGCGATAGCACCGCATGTTTAGTTGATATTGGTGGCCCTAACATTGACATCCTTGCCCCTAGGGGTAGCGCAAAAAGTACAGTTTTAGGGTTATATACGGCGTGGGCAATTGGTGTCCATGCGCTTCACAAAAAACCCTTAAAGATTCTTTACATCTCCTACACAGTTGATGTTGCTCGGCCTAAGAGCGCAGCCATCAAGCGCATTATCGAAGAAAGTAAAACGTATCGAGAAATTTTCCCTATGGTAAAAATTGCCAAAGGGATTAACTCCAACGAATACTGGAGCATTGATTGGAAGTTTGCGGGCATCAAATCTACTGGTGAAGAAGAGTTTACAGTTTGTTGCGCTGGTCTCAAGGGCGCCGTGACCTCAAAACGAAGTCACTTATGCGTCCTTGACGATATAATTAAAAGTTCTGACGACATCAAAAATAAAGACATCCGACAGATGATGGAGGACAACTGGAGCTCAGTTATTGTTCCAACTATGTTTGAAGGTGGAAGGGCTATCTGTCTTGGAACAAGGTTTAGGCATGACGACATGCACAGCACCACCTTCACACCACAAAATGACTGGGTTCAAATCGTTCAATCCGCAATCACTGTTGATGCTAACGGAGACGAAGTTTCTTACTGGCCTAACATGTGGTCTCTGGAGTATCTTAGCGATCGCCGCCGTCAAGCACCTATCAGTTTTAGTTTTCAGTACCAAAATCAAATTGCACAAACCAGCGAGCTTTCCCTTTCCCCTGAGCTGATTGTTAAAGGCCAAATCTCCACGGAGTTTGATGCTTTGGGAATCGGCATTGACCTCTCCGCTGGCATAAGGGAACGTAATGACTACACAGCCATAGTGCTTGGCGGCAGGATCGGCAGCAAGATTCACATCATAGATTGCAAGCGGATCCGAGTTATGGGTAACTTAGAGAAGCTGGAGTCCCTTATGGAGATGTGTTATGAGTGGGGAATTGCACACAAAGATGGAAACCAGTATTTTCCCACTGGCAGCACTATTGACGTGTGGTCAGAAGCTGTGGCATACCAAGCGTCCCTTGAAGCTGACTTTAAACGGATCTGCTTGGGAGAGCACGGGCTTTACAACATTAACTGGCATGCGGTCAAAGGATTCCGTGGTGACAAGGTTGCACGCTTTAGAGGCATTATGGGATTGTTTGAGCAGCGCAAAATTACTTTTAACAAGTATCGCAAGTTCCAGGCGTTGACTGACGAGATCATCAACTTTGGCGTTAGTTCACACGACGACTGCGTCGACGCTCTTGTCTGGCTCTGTAACGGATTGATGACCAGGGGCAAACTTGAACTCGAATATTGATGTGTGCAGGATTGTAAGGGATAAAGTATTCTGGATCTAAACTTATGAAACCACCTTACAATGTCTACCGGCTATTACATTATTGAACTGGACCAGGACGCCTACGGTTCTGCTGTTGTTCCGCTCCCCGATGAGTTGTGTCACGACATGGGGCTTAGCCCTGGCGAACGATTTGATGTCGAAGTTGAAGATGATGTGATTACCCTAAAAAGGTTGCACGCCGGATACGATATTGAGGCATAATAGCTAAAGCGCTTTCCAAACGAATGTCCGAAAACAAATCTATTCTTGACGACATTTTAAAATCTGTTGTTGAGCGCGACTCAAACGGCAGTGCGGATACCATGCTCATTAATGCGCACCTTGCGCAAATGCGCATGTTTGGCATTAGGCAAGGCGTTGAGTTTTATCCAAATCAAGATAACTTTGGCACGCAACGGTTTGATTTCGTTCAGCAAGTAATCAAGTTCAACAAGCTGGACGCCCGCCTCGATTCAATGTGGGACCGCTTCTTGGCCTATGGCAAGGGTCTTTTTTATATTCGACCAACAAAAAAAACGTATAGATTGTATTGGTTTGACAAAGATGCTTATAGAACTTATTACTCACCAGATGGCGAATTAGAAGAAGTTATTATTATTTATTCATATAAGGTCAAATCTAGCAGGGGCTTTGGTGGCATTGGTCTCTCAACTGATAAGCGTTACATGCGGTTGCGGATTACTGCAACGGAAATTGAAGAGTGCCACAGCGAACAGGAAATGTCGTTTGACAACCCTGTGGAGTTTGCGAACTTAAACAACACCACTAAAACTGTCAACAGCATGGAGTTTATCCCGTGCGTAGAAGTTTTCAATAACCCCGACGCCTTTGGTACTGAGGGATACGGGGAGTTTGAGTGGCTTTCCAACCAGATCATCGCTCATGATGAGATGGTTAAAAACATCCGGGCAAACCTTTCATTCTTTGGAAACCCTACGCTGCTGTCGTCTCGTCCCAAAGCGGACATCACTGAAGCAGTTGGTAGCGAAACCGACCAGCGCCCCAGTATTTCCAGTCAATCAGGTTTCCAATCTGAGTTCAGCCTGTCCGCCTCCACATTTAAATCGGACAACGAAAGCCGCCGCAAGCCTGGTTACTACGGAAAGCCTGGTTCAGGCATGCGCGTCCCCAGGGTCATCGCTAACCTGGAGCCAACCGATCGTGTTGGATTTATTACACCCAATGCTGTCAGTGCTGACCAAGCGCGTTACGCAGAACAGCTTCGTAGTGAAATCCGACTTGCCCTTGGAGGCATCGATGACCTAAGTATCACCAATGTAACCGCGACTGAAATTAAATCAGCGTACGGACGCGTCAGTGCTACTGCAAAGAAAAAGTGCCTACAACTTTATACCTATGGTATTTGTCGTTGTCTTGAATTGATGGTTTTTCAGGAAGAGCAAATCTTCCGTAAATCCTTGGCATTTGCTTCAGGTATTAAATACCCTGATCCTCCTGTTGATCTTCAAGATCCTGCGCAAGAAGCAAAATACGAGAAGCAAAAAAGCTTGTATGAAAAGAAACTTCAAAAAGCAATTGATACTGCCGTAGAGACAAAAACAATTCCACCAGGTGTCTTGGGTTTGGCCCCAGATGGAGATCGAACTATAGAGTGGCGTTGGATGGGTCCTGTTTATGAAGATACAACTCAGGACAAACTTAACCAATCAATTTTTACTAGGAACCTACAGGAGTTAGGTGTTGATAGCATAGAAGCACTGAAGTATTTGTTCCCTTCAAAAACGGACGACGAAGTTGCTGGCATGCTCAGCGGTTTCCCGTTCCGGATGGTGGGAGAAGTACAGAGGGCAATGTCCACATTTATTGATCTCGTAAATCAACAAATGAGGACCCCCCATCCGCAGCAACCCAACTTACCCATGGCTGCGGATCCGAGACTTGATCTCACCCCCTTCCTTTACCGAACTCTCGAAAGCCTACAAAAAGAGGTAACCTATGCAGGCCGATACCGCAATGCCGACCCAATCGGCACCCCAAGTATCTCAGACCCAGCCGATCAGCTACGCGGCTCCAGTAATGCAGCAGACGGCGTCTCAGGCACCGGCGGTAGCAACAACTTCGCAGTGGGTGGCGCCCTACCAAACAGCGGTGGCCCCGGCCCCGCAAATGCAGGCCCAGATGGGGGTTCCACAACCCCAATACAACCCTACTCCGTCGTACCCCCAGTCCTACCAGGCAGCCCCACAGGCCCCTCAAACGGACAACCCGTACAAGTCGGCGTTCAACAGCCTGGTAGGGCTCCTGAGTTCGCCCGTCCAATTCCCATTCCAGGGTCAACAATCGACCGCGACGCCTCAAGCCGTTCCGGCCAATTACAATTCCCAGGTAGTACCAACTCAGTACAGCAACCAGGGGACGCAGACCTATTCGCCTGGGATCAACAGCAACCCGGCCTACTCCAACAGTTATTCCCAAACTTCGCAGGAAATAACAGCAAACCAGCTCCGCGCAAACGGAGTAAGTGATGCCAGCCTGCAAGTTATTGATTACTTTGGTGCCGATGCCCCTGCTGTTCTCAACAACTACGCCTGCAACATTGAAGACGCACTGATCAACACCAACGCTCAGTTGGTGCAAGCAGTGAACCTTCTTCAGGAACTTTCCGTTGAGCATCAAGCTTACGAAACGATCCTGACCAATCCGGATGTCCTGGCGGACTATACTTGTGAGTTCTTTGGTGATAACGGTCCCTACCCTATCCCCGATGACGCTCCTGTGTATGGTCAGCAAGTTGGGCAACAGTTTGTTCGTCCTGCTGGTGCAGCCACTGGAATGGCCCCTGAGCGCCCTCAGATGCCCTTCCCCCCGCAGCCCCAAGTGCAAGGTAACCCTGGCGCCTTCTGGGAGAGCTTCGGCTCACTAGCCGATCGCGACCCCGCTAATGCCTGGCGCTATCTGAACCAAGCCGCAGCTAACCCTGACGTGTTTCGCCAGAAACTCCTAGTAATGGAGTGATAATCGGATTTAATCCGATTAAGCCCCTTTTATCAGGAAAACGAATAAACGTCGTTTATCAGGAAATTGACTAAGCGTAGAATAAGGGGTAGCAAAGTCTGCCTCTTTTTTATTCACTTAGTGACATGGCTGTAATTGATAAAGCTGCTGCATTTCTTTCACAACTTAATCCAGCAATGCAAACAGTTGGCGCAGATATTGCACGGCAAGGTGCCAGTGCTCTTCAACAAGGCGCAAACAAATTTGCTACTACAGGCGTTGCAGTTTCACTGCTTGATCAAGCAATGAAAGCAAAGCAAAATCCACTTATCGGCAAAACTGCTTCAGGGTTGGCGAGCGCGTCAAACCTTTTGCACTCAGGTGGGCAATCTTTAGGTAACATGAGCCCAGGCCAACAAACTGCACTTGGCTATGGGGCTGCTGCCGCTGGCGCACTTGCTGCAGGTACGGCGGCTGCTGGAATTGTTAATGCGCGTAAAGGTAGAAAAGCCGGTCAAAATCTAGGTGCTCAACTTGGTGTTCAGATGCCTGGCGTTATTTGATCAACTAAGTTTAGAATAAGAAACAAAGAGTACAACTCCTTTCTTTAATTAAGGTTCATAAAAATGACAGGAAGAGCTAGCGCTGGCGCCCGAGCCGCTCAATTTTTATCTCAAATTGGTACTGCGGGTGGCCCAGTCGGTGCTGCTACTGCTCCTGGTCTTGTCGGTTATGGTGCTGGCGCCCTACAGGAACAATTGCTGGCTGGTAATTCTGATCCTTACGCTATGCAGCGAATGGGTGGCAATGCTCCTATGATTGGCTCCCCTGATAATCAATCGGCTCCTATGCCGTCCAACCTAAGCTCCAGCTACTTGCACTTGAATCAACCCGGTTCGCCTCTTCCAATGTATGGTCTAATGGCGCACCAAACCATAAAAGCTGCGCAAGCCGAGCAAGACAACATTGCAGCCATGGGCCAGCAGATGCTGACTGGCATGATGCCCATGACCGGACAACTCCCCATGGGCGCAGCCGTCGCAGCTGCTCAACAACTTGGTGCGCAAGCCGCTCAACAACGCGCTCGTAAATAATTATGAATCACTCAAAAGCCAAAAAAGCTAAATCAAAAGCAAAAGCACGGACAGACCAAACTGTTGCTGAAATGCAGCAGTTGGCTATGA